CAAACGGTGTAAACCACACCTTCGTTGTTCGGGTTGTTGGGATCTGCGCCAGGGCCGGCGGCACTTGCGTCAGCAGAAGTGTTGATGGTGGGAAGCGTCAGGACGACGTTTGCCGCAAGCGATCCACCAACGGTGATGATGCGTCCGCCATGATCGACGGGATTCAGAGTGGTGCTTGAGGTAATGCTAATTACCGCACCTGGGCCTTGTTGATAAAAGCCCCCAAGGGAGCGAACTGGCCCCTGGAAAGTGGTCTGAGCCATGACTATCCTTTCGTGTTGTAGCACATCCCCGTACAGTCTCTACAAAGTCTGCTAGGTCAGTCTGTACGAGTCAAATCCCTAGATAACCTGATGATAGAACAAAAAGGGGGGTTTTGACACCCCCCTCTTTGCTACCAGCTTAAGCGCCCGGTGAACCAAAGACGCCAAGCGGATCCGACCATCCGAAGCTGTAACGCTCACGGGCCTTGTAACGCACATTCCCTGTATCGAAATCTCCGTCCATGGAATTTGCCAAGGGCATACGCTCAAAGTGCTTCATGCCGTTCGGAACGTCGGTGCAGAGGAACCAAGCGTTGCTGTCGGTCAAGAAGTGATTGACGGTATAGCCTTCGGGGATCGCACCCATCTGCTTCAACGCGTTGATATCGTTGTCGGCAGTTGCAACCCGCAGCTCAGTGTCAAGCAGACGCTTGGCAACGAACATCAGGGCCGGAGGGATCACCAGCTTACGCGGCTTGGCAGCGATCAGCAGTCCACGCTCATCGGTCCACGCAGCGATTTGAATCACAGCGTTTTCCAGCGAGGTTTCGTTCAGATCAACACCGGTAGTCGGGCTGTTGTAGTTCACACCACCAGAGACCAGCGGGTGGCCAACACGGGTGTTAGAACTGTTGTTGCCAAACAGGGTGACGCCGTCACCGCCCAAGTATGCACCGTTGAAACCGTTGTTCAGCACGGATGCAGCTTTCACCTGCTTGGTGTAAGCCATAGCCCGGGCCAGCGCTTTGGTGTAACGAGCAGACAGGCTGTCGTACAGGTTGTCCTCAATCGCCTCTTCGGTGATCGAGAAGCCCAGCGCAATGGTTTCGTGGGTGTAACGGGCAGTGAACGCCTCTTGCGCGTTGTCGTAAGCGATGGCAGAGCCCTCGTTCTTGACAGGCGCGGCAGAGAAGCCAGCCAGTTTGGTTTCTTCTTCAAAGCTACGCTCCGATTTCTCGGTTTCGTAGATTTCCTTGTGCTCCTCGCCGTAACGAGCGTACTCCATACCAAACAGAGCGTTCAGACCGGGGAGCAACTCTTTGAGTAGCTGTGCGCGTGAAATAGCCATTTTGAGTTACTCCTTACAGACCAACAGCGTTGGTATAGGTGTGATAGCCGGGGTTGATCTTCACGTAGACGTCGGTGTAAGCATCGCCCACAACCGAGAAGCCTTGCACGTTCGGGAACCCGACAACACGGAATGCTGCAGTGGTAGTAACCGCCGAGGCACCAGCCACGATAGAAGCCGTGGAGTTGCCAGTGGAGGTGCTGCCAGTTGCCACAGCGCCAGTAGAGAAGAACACGTTTGCACCCACAGCGGCTTGCGTAACAGTGCCAGCGGACTGGACCTGAAACACCACGTTGGGATCGTCAACAACCGACGCCTGAATGACGCCAGTCGTACCCGTGGGGTAGTACTGCGAGAAAATCAACTGCCCTTGAGCGTTGTAGTACGAGCAGCCAACGAACACACCCACGATACCGGTATTAGCGGTGCCGGTGGGAAATCCATTGGTTGTCGCATCAGCGCCAGTGGCGGTTGCCACAGCCAAGTATCCGCTGGCATTCACGTACACGGGCGAACCGTTGTAAATGTTTGCCGCAGTACCTGCGGGGTCGATGAGATAAGTACGGGTTGCGCCCGCATAGGGGGTGCCACCCAACTGATTGACGGGCCGTAGCCCGTACGGGGATGCTACTGATGCCATTTATGGCCTCCTTAATTACTTTGAACCTGAACCAAAACCCCCACCGCGTGTCGTAGACGATTTCCTGTCCGAAAACAGCGGCATACGGGGATCATTGTTTCGCAAGAAGTGGTTGTCCACTGATTCCATCTGTCCCTGCGCCTGAGCGTTGTAGTACTCCTGACGAGCTTGGAAGCGTTCTTTCGGCATTTTGCAAAGCATCAGACCGCCAATCTCCACATTGCCAGTTTTCTCATTACCCAAAAGCATCAGTTCTGGATGGTCTTCTGCCTTCACCGGCTCCCAACCCTCGCGCATCTTTTGGGATACGTTGGTAGGATTCGGCTGACCCAAAATGTGAGTACCAACCCAATGGTAAACCCATCCCGGCTCAGGTGTCGGATCAGGCAAGTTACTCGGCGGTACGTATACAGCACGAGCAGATTTATCGCGTGATTTCAAATCACGAGGGGTACGGTCTTGGATTTCAGCCATTTTGGTTCTCCAGTTTCAAAACTTCCTTCACATACATTTGCGGATCGAGGTTGTACTTTTTGATCAACGCTGCTTGAGACGGCGTCAGTTCAACCTTTTTCTTGCCGGTCGAACGACTGGCAGGAGCCACAACAGATGCTGGTTTTTTAGCCGGAGTCCCTTGAGACCGTGGCTTGTCGTCTTCGCCCCCAAAAACTTCAGGGAACTTGGACTTCACGCGAGCGTCAATCTGCTCGAAATAATCATCAGTGCGGGGGTCGACCCCGTTGTTGACTAGCTTTTGATGCAGCCCTAGTGCGTAGCTGGTGACTTCCTCAAACCCGGGAGAGCCGAACCACTGGTTTTTTGCCTGCCAGCGCAGTGTCTTTTCGTCGGCCCGCACCTGTTGAGTTTGCGGTTGAGTGTTTTGTACATCGTCTTGCTGCGTTTGTAAAGGGGCAGGACGCATATTTTTTGTATTCTGCGTTTCCCACTTGGCCTCCGCCAACGCTTCCTGCGCCGCAATAATGGCGTCAGTGTCAAATGCTTCCTGCGCAGCTTTGAGTTCTCGCCGCGCTTTCTCCAGTTTGGCCTCTGCCGCTTGCTGGGCCATGGTCATGTATTGCTCAGTCCCAGACTGAACGTACTGTTTGAGGCGTTTGTTCTCCTCAATCATGGCCTGGGCCAGCCGTTCCAACTCAGCTTTCTCCCGAGCCATGGCCTCTTTGGCCCTGCGCTCGTCGTGACGGGCGTGCGTCAGTTCTTTCAGACGCTTTTTGACGCCCTCTGTATATGTATCCAGTTCTTCGTCGGTCGGATCGTTGACTTCCCGGTCCAAGGGTTTGCGGCCCCGGTCGCGCTCAGGGGTGTCGTCGACGATCTCAATCTCGACTTCGTTGTCAGCATCTGCCGTAGAAATTTCAATTTCTGTATCGGTTTGCTTTGTGTCGTCCTGTTCGTCAGGAAACTTAAATTCGTTTGCCATTTCTGCTCCTTCAAACGCGGGTAATACCGCGAGGGTCTTGCACTACTGCGTCCACCTGATCGTCGTTGATCAGCCGGAACTCTTTGCCAAAAATCTTGAAACGCGTACCGGAATACGTACGTACCAAGATAAAGTCGCCTTCCTTGCACCAAGCCCCGTTGGGAAACTTGGCTGCGTCTTTGTACGCGTCGGGACCGACTTTCAAGACGAACAGCACGGTGGTCGCGTGTTCTTCCTGTTTGAGAATGGACGTTGGTTTGACCAAGTCCAGTTCAGTGCCGTCGAGCTTTTCGGACACATCGGGCACGATACACAGCAGTTTCCAGCCGGTAGGAAGCGGCAAGCTGGTTGCCTTCTCCTCAGGCGCGGCATCCTTTTCAGGCGCGTCCTTTGGCTGGATTTTTGGCGGCATGGAAATACCGGGGGGCAGAATGAGTTCACTCATTGGCTTCTTCAACTTTCTTTGCAAGGTCGAGGAGATGACGCTCTGCAACGGCTAGACCTTGAATAACGCCGCAGAGTTTTTGGTATTCGTCAAAAGAGCGACACGCTCCACCGGCCAAGTCATCGGTGTAGTTGTTCATGTCGGTGCGTAGCTTCTCGCGCAGTACGCGTGCGAAATCTTGGATCATTTAGATGAGGGTTTACCCTTATTAGGTTGAGGGCGTGCCGCCTGTTGGCGACTGCGGGCGATGTCGATGCCCATGCGGACACCGTCACGTTCTTGGTCTGCAGCGAGTTTGTCGGCTTTGAACGCCGCATCGACTGCGATTTGTTTTTCCCTGAGTCTGATCTCGTCTGCCCGAGCGGCAGCGTCGACCTGAATCTTCTTGTCCTTGAGCGCCAAGTCCTGCGCCCGTAGCTGGAGTTCTTGCTGCTGCATCTGGAGCACAGGGTCTTGGGCTTGCTGCTGCGCCTGCTGCTGGGCAGCTTGGGCTTGGCTTTGCTGGAGCACCTGTTGTGCAGCCTGCGCCATCATGGCCGAGAGTTGGAGTTCTATCTGCGGGGGGAGCTTCTCGTCCTCAGGCGGCAGGGGCATGCCCAACTGCTGCTCGATCTTCTGGCGATATCCAAAGCCAACGTGCTCGGCAATGTGGGCCATCATCGCAGCCTGAATCTGCGGCGCTCTGGGGTTCTGCCCCACAAGCTGCATGATGATCGGGTCCTGCATGGCCGACATATGGACTTGG